GGGTTCGAGTCCCTTATCGCCCACTCCACGGAATCCTTGAGATTCCAACGATTCAAACACTCCGAACATGCGCAGCATCCACCTGTGCCCACATTTTGCCCACATCCTGCGAAGCGACCTGCACTGCAGCGTCGATGGTACGAGCCACATCATCCAAATCCGAATCGAACAGATCCGCGTACACGTCCAACGTCATCGCAGCCGACTTGTGCCCCAGCATGCGCTGCAGCGCCTTGATATTCGCTCCGGCATGCACCGCGATGGAAGCGGCGGTATGCCGCAGGTCATGCGGCGGCAGAGGCTCCACGCCGGCCCTCCTGCACGCGCTGATAAACCATGTGCGGTTATTCCCCGCCCCAGCAGCAGACTGGTTGCGCGGAGGACGGCCAAGATGGTCACGGAAAACCCAATCGGACGGCCCCTTGCCAGCCAGCACGGGAAGCAGCGCCTCGCCGACTATGGATGGCATTGGCACGTCGCGCATCTCATGCGATTTCGGCGAGGTCTCAGCCCACTCGCTGCCGATACGCGTCACGCTCCGCCGGACATGGATTCGACGGCGCCCATAATCCACATCCTCCACCCTCAGCCCGCACATCTCGCCCCAACGAAGGCCGCACAGGCCAAGCACCAGTACGAGCGCCTTGCGGTCGGTCGGCTGGATACGCGCCCTGCCGGCCTCATCAGCGACGGCCAGCAGTTGCTCGATGGTCAGATACCGGTGCAGTCGCCTGCCCTCACGCCTGGGCAGCGCGAGGTCGTCGGTCGGCGCTTTGGCGATGAGCCTGTCCTTGACGGCGAGATCGCAGACGCCCTTGAGCACGCCGACTATCTTGAGCACCGTGCTCGGAGCCAACGATTCCGCCTTGCCGCTGATAAAGGCCTGCAATTCGCGGTGTGTGATGGAGCCGATTTGTCGGTCGGCGTATTCCGGCTCCACATGCGTCTTCCAAGTGATTTCGTCGGTGCGGATGGTGTTTGGCTTGAGGATCGGACGCCGTGAATCCATCCACTCGGCGTAGATGTCAGACACCAACGTGCGGCCGGCTGACTGGTCAACGAAGCTGCCGTCCCTTTTGGCGGCGTTGACATGCTGGTCTCCCCACGCCTCGGCGTCCATCTTGCGCCGGAATCCTCTTTTGCCGGTCGGCGCTCCGTTCGGCTTACGGTAGCGCACCTCGTAGCGTTTGCCGCTTTTCGTCGTGTATTGGCGGATGGTGTAGGCCATGCTGGTCTCCTTTGCTGACATGGCCGATTATATAAGAGAGGCGGAGCCTTGCATTGCCCGGCTCCGCCTTGTCCATCGTGTCAGCAAAGGACGTTCTCCAGTCTAATGCGCGACACGCCAAACTTGATTATTACCGCACTTGCGGTAATATAAAAGTGTCAGCAAAGGACAAAGTAAGGAGCACAAAATGGCGCACTACGACGCGAAATACAGCTGCGGACACGAAGCACGCATTGAACTCTTCGGCAAGACCGAAAAGCGCGAAAGCCACCTCGCATGGCTCGCCACGCAAAAGTGCCCGGAATGCCGCAGCAAGGAACGCGACGAACGCCTTGCGACCGAGAACGCCAAGAACGCCGACTGGCGCGAACAGCATCACGTCGCAGAGATCATGCCAGACCTCGACGGTACGCCGAAGCAGATCAAGTGGGCGAACGACCTGCGCGACGGAGTCATCAACCGCACGAGCCACGACCTGCGCGAGCGTTTCCAGCCCCGCATGCTCTCCATCATCGCCGAACGCACCAGCGCGGCATGGTGGATCGAAAACCGCGGCGAAGCCTTCGACGCACTGGCCCACGTCATGTTCGACCGGCTCGTGGCCGAGAAGAAGGCCGGAATGTCGAACGAGCTGGATTGACACGACGTGTCAGCCAGAGTATCGTGAGGTGTGTCGTTTCGGCATGAGATGCCGGAACGTGGATTGAAATTATGTGTAATATGCGTGAATCGAAAAATGCATATCAGGCATGTTTTGATGTCGCAAAACGCCTCGGCTTCGGTCGAGGCGTTTTGTTTTATCGGATGAATGGACGGAAACAACATGGAGGTACAAGGATGACTTTGCGTGCGATGCGCGAGCGCGCCGGATTGTCGCAGCAGGATCTACGCGCAAAGGTCGGAATCAATTCGGTCTCGTACTTTTGGGCTTTGGAGGCTTGGGACTGCACTCCTCGGCCGAAGCGCGCGCGGGATCCGCATACGATGCGTTTGGACACCGCAAAAAAGGTGTCCGATGCGCTTGGCGTCTCCCTTGACGAGCTGTGGGATGGTTTGGTTTGATTCCTGCGGCGTGTCCGACTTGATTATTACCGCACTTGCGGTAATATAAAAGTGTCAGCAAAAAGAAAGGACAAACCAAAATGGCAACGATCACATTCACCACGCGCTGCACCAACAAGACGGTCTCGCTCCCGTCCGAGGAGGCCATCGAACGACTCTTCGACGATGCCGACGCATGGTTCGCATTCCAACGCCGCGCACCGGAAACGGCGATGGAACTGTTCGCCGCGTCGATCTACGACGCAGAGAAGACCACCATCGACCCCTACGCCACCGAGATCGACGTCAATGGCGTGCCAATGGCCATCTCGATAAAAGAGGATGGCGGAATCGCCATCCGCCCAGGCGAATGGGCGTCCGGCATGTACGAGGATTGGAAGATGACCGACAGAACCGCACTGTTGGCCGACATCAATCGCATGGCGTGCAGGCCCATGGGCACGATTGGAGCGCCCACCATCGGCGAAGTTCGCGAATACGGCGATTGCCTTTGGAATGGCGAGGACTGATCCCCGGCCGCGAAGCGCAGGGCATCGAAGCCGGTTTCCATCGACTTGCGAACACGCGCTGAAATGCAGAAAAGCCCCTCCTCCATGATGGAGAAGGGGCGAATGTTAGAAAACGGGTGTAAAAAATTCCACGGATACTACAGTGCCGCAAATTTTTCCACACCGAGGTTGAGTTTCCGGCGCGAGGTCGAGTCTCACGGCTGTCAGGCGTTGCGCAGCGGGTTGTAGGCGACGCCAAGACCGCTGGCGATGAAGCCGGCCACGGTCGAAATGTAGCCGCCGACAGCCGCATCACCGAAGGTCATGAAGCCAAGGCCGACGCACGAAGCGATCAGACCCAACACGTAGACGACGGTGCGCACCTGCTTCGAAAATACGGGCGTGTACGCGCTGTCGGGCTGCGTGTTGTCGGTGCCGTCCTCGCGCTCGTCGGTGAGATTGGCGATGGTTGTCTCCAAAGTGTTCTTTTCTGCATGTTCTGCCATTAATGCCACCTTCCTTTCAGGCTTTGACGAGATACCAAGCTGACTTGTCCGCTGGTGCCAGCGCGACGTAGCGCACCGCTCCGCTATAGGACACGTAGCGGCCCCAGATGTAGCCGTCCGCGACGGTGCCCCAATGGTCCAGATTGACGGTCTGTCCGTTGGAATAGGTGGCGACCACATTGCCGGATACGCTCGGACGGTCGCGCACGTTGAGCCCGTCCACGGCCACACGATACGTGCCCTGCAACACGTTTACGGACGATGCAGTGGCGGACTGCGTCGGCTGGACGGTTGGCGTCGGCGCCGTAGCGCCGGTCATCCTGTCATACCATGCCTGCGCGCGAGCCATGTAGGCGTCGCGCTGGTCTCCGGCGATGGATGCGGGGCAGGCGGTGGATGTGAAGTCGGAGTGCGGGAACACGTTGACGCCCCATTGCGGGCGTCCGAGGCCGTAATGCTTGCAGAGCGCGGCCACGAGGTGCGCGCCGTTATCCAAAGTCGCCTCGGAGATCATCCACGGGTCGGCCGATATGTCGGCATGCTCCACGCCGATGGACGTGAGGTTGGCATTCCAGTCGCCCGCATGCCATGCCGTATCGGTGTCCCAGACGAGCTGCGTGATCCTGCCGTCAGCCGCCGCCTGATAGTGCGCGGACGCCTCACGGGTCTGCCACACGTCGTAGCAGCCCTTGCCGGTCAGGTTGCCGCCATTATGATGCACGACGATCTTGTCGATCTTGCATCCCTGACGTCCCTTGGTCATGTGGGTGGAGAGGATGAGATTCTCGTCAGCCTCCAGATTCTCCCATGATTTCATATTTTTTCCTCCTTTTTGATGGTTTTACGCCACTGCGAGCGTCCATATCATGACGGCCATCTCCAGCAGTCGCAGGAGCGGCAGCATGAGCAGGACGACGCAGACGAGCGTGAACGCTGCCAAAAGCAGCGTCGTAACACAGGTGAGCCATATCGGCACGTCATGGCCATGCCACAGCAGCCACGCCACCGCAAGCAGCAGCGCGACGAACACGGCGGCAACGGACGTCAAAGCGAGCATGCTGGCCGTCATTGCCGGTCCTCCAGGTATTTTTCGGCGGCGTTGACTATCCAGCATTGCGCGTCCAATTTCTCAAGCTTCGCCAACTCGTATCGGACGGCCTCGCTATGGTCGGTCGTGCGGTCGCCGTACATCAGTGAGATCAGCGTGTTTTTGATGGTGTCACGGCAGAGTTCGTCCATGCGCTCGTCGAATTTCGCGGTACGCTCGCCGAGCTGCCGTGTTTTTGCGAAATGCTGGCTGAGCACGCTGTTGTATGGCAGGCGGTTCGGGTCCACGTGACTGTACAGTCCGGTTGCCAACGCGTCCAACGCGCCCGGCCAGACTTTCAGGCCGAGCGTGATGAGCGCGCACGCGCCACCCACCCCACCAAAACCCGCTAGAAAATTCTGCAGCACATTACATCTCCTTTACAGGAAAGCCCCGCACGTGGCGGGGCTGTGGTTGGTTTAATACGGGTGGTCCTCGGCGGCGAACACGAGCGGCAATCCGGCATTCTGCAGCAGGTCGTATGCATCCGGATCACAGACAGCAACCCCGACCGGATTCCACGGGGTCGTGCTGAAATACTGAATGACGCATTTTGTTCCGCTGATCCGATAGACGCGATACCGATCGCGCACGGTGCCGACTACAGGGAAATCCGCGCTTTCCGATCCGAGTGCATAGAGATCACCTTTTGCGGACTCGATGATGAAAATGTTGCCCGTAGTCTTCGGATCGACTATGTTGCCGAAACTGGTCGGCTTGCTGTTGGGGCTGTATGTCCACGTGCCGTCATCGTTTTCGGTGACGGCACAGTTACCCCAGACCGTCATTTTCTTCTGCGTTTTGGGGTATTTGGCGAGATTCCTGATCCTCACGCGGCCACCCCCAAACCGAGGGCTAGTAGATTGCCGTATCCTTGTCGAAGCAGTTGACGCCGACCGCCTGGAGGACAGTCCAATCGTCGTCCGAGAAGATTCCTCGGCATGCGAGCAGGACCTTCGCACCGGCGCCCATGAGCAATCCCTTGGACCACAGGTTTTTGTTCTCCTCCGTGATTGCCAGACCGCCGCTGAACGTGACACCGTCGCTCGTCGGCTCCACACGCCCCTGCACATCCTCGATGACAGCCGAACATATGTATCCGCCCGTCAGCGGTGGAAGGACGATGTTGCCCCACAACCGCAAGAGCTGATTGTCCTCGGTCGCCGTGTAGGTCTGCCCTTCCACGGTGCCGGGGAATGCATTGCCGTTCGACAGGATGGTCTTGGTGGTCTTCGCCGGATTCCGCACGATCATCGCCGACCACCCGCCTTGACGGGACTAGTACGGCGCGGTCTGCGCGGTGAAGAAACTCGGAAGCCCCCCCCCCGAAGTGAGAGCGTACGTGTCGGCGCGCTCCACGATGACATTGCTGATTGTCACACCGACCTGGAATGCCCGAATGCGAACACGGTCTGACTTTTTGAATGTGAAAGTCGTCTGGACGTGACCAATCTTGCCGGAAGAGAAAAGGGGGTTCCAGCCAGAATCGAACAACATTACATTAATGCCGGTTTGAGTCCCACTGTTTTGAATGTCAGCCGCGAAAACATAAGTGCCAGCCTCAAGATCGCCGGTTAAGCGATCATAATCGCCGTAACTGATGTCGCCTGTCCCATCATTGACCAATGGCGTCAATGGTGACGGATACCGGTTAATCCTCTGCATGATTCTCCAATTCCTTTCCCGTCAAAAGCTTCCAACCATCCCATTCCCTGCGCCACACCTCGCGGATACGGTCGAGCAGGAAGCACATGACATTCGCATCATCGCCCACACTGCCCGTGTAATACTTGAGGCCATTGTGAAGTTTCTCGGTGCGGCACCACAGGCTGCCGACCGGAACCGTCGAAGGCTGGTCGGGCTGCACGAGAATCTGCTTGGCACCCAAAGCCTTGCCGCCTTCGCCAATCGACACGTGACACGGGTTGAACGCATCCTGTTTGAGGACGGTGAGGAAATTCGACGTGTCGGAAACGAAGCTCACCGTGCCGGCATTGATGCCCGCCACGGTGGTATCCGCCGTGGAAAGCGCCAAAGCGGCGTCCTCGATGTGACCGTCCGCGAAGACCTTCTGGGCGGCCACCTTGACTTCCGGATGGTCGGCATAGAGTGCCTGAGCCGTGAAATCGACCGGTTTGAGCCACACGTCCACGAGTGTTTCGGCGGCTGGCGGCCACACCTGCACACCGTCATATAGAGCGTTCCAGAAGACCAGCTGGCCATTATTGGCCATATACGGGAGGCCGACTTTCACGCCGTTGAGTAATACTCCCATGTCACGCCTCCTGAGAGGAGGCGGAATCGGCGGAATCGGTCGGCATGGCATCCGTCCTATCCTCGCCAGACACGTCGGACGCCTTATCCTTCACGCTCTTCACCGCCTCGTCAATCGCCGTCAGAGCCTCATTCGCATGGGATTCCACGACCGTTTTCGATTCGGTGATGCTGTCGGCCACCGCCGTCACCTGCGCGCTGGCGGCCTGTGAAGCGTCGGACGCGGCCTGAGCGGCATTCGCGGCCTGAGCGGCCACGGCGCTCTGAGCCTCCACCACGGCACGCGCACCGGTCAGATCCTCCAGGATCTGGGAAGCCACCGTCTTAGCCTGACCCTCCGGATAAAACACCATCTGACCCGGATTCGCCGCCGACATGGCCTGCGCTTCCTGCAAGCTGGACGCCAGCAGGTAGGTCAATGCCGCACCGGAATTAAGCGCCGGAGCCAAAGTATCCTTGTCCACATCCACCAGCGACGTATACTCGACAGTACTGGTGGAAGACGGCACCTGCACGACACGTTCGAACGCGCTATCCGTATCGTCCGGAAATTCGCTTACCTTCCATGCGAAAGTGTTGTCGGTCGGCTCAAGCGGTACTGTGGAGGTGCCGTCAGAGGCAAGCGTCACATCGAATCCACCCAGCACGACCACGGTCGATCCGGAAATGTGACGTCGTACCGGCGCGACATGCAAAGTACCGGTCTTCGGCCTTCCTTGAGCGTCCTTGAATGAGAAATGAACATTAGTCGCGGCCATCGTTTTCCTCCTTGTTCATGGCTTCGAGCACGTCTATTGGAATCAGTTTCATCGCCGCCGACAATTGACTTTTCAAAATCGCGATCTCCTTCGAAAGCTGGCCGACCTGCATGGAAAGCTGGCCGACCACCTCGTTCGCGTCAGCAGGAATCTGCTGCATCATCCCTCCTTCGTCGTTAATGGCATGAGCGAAGCGAAGAACCGCTCCTCGCATTCGTCAAGCATGTTTTTGTTGGAATCGTCGTTCAGAAATTCATCCAATCCGTCGATATTCCGCGTGCAGGCCACGTCGATGCCGCTCGACGCTTCCACGACGGAATCGTCCGAGGCCAATGCGGCGCGCATCCGCGCGTCGGCCTCATTAGACATGACAGGCAGACTCATCCCCTCACGGGTCTTGTTGCGTGCGGCGGTCAGCGGATCGTCCAATACTTCCCCATCGGCGGCGAGCATGCTCACCCCGGTAGCGGAATCCGCTAAAGCTGACTCCAACGCTTCGAACGCTCCAGTCCACACGCCCCTGCCGGTCTTCGGATCATACCGGCGCACGTCCTCCCTGCCCTGCATGATCGCCGCGATAGCCTCACGGGTCGAAGCCAATCCGAGCAGCGCCTTCCACGATGCGATCACATCAGGCGTGAACACGAAACTGTCCGACCCGTTCACCGGCGGATCGCAGCGGATGATGCACAATCCGTTCGCATCCATTTCAAAAGTCGATGACAAGATTTCCTCCAATCATTTGACCAGATAGGCGAGGTATTCGGCATACACTTCGACCGGGCACGGATGGTCGGCGTTGTACAGTTTCAGCTGGAAGCCGCTCTGCCCGCCCGTATTGCATGGGTGCGCGATGATGCCCGCCCATTCCGAATCCGCGTTCGCGACCACGTAATAGTGTCCGTATTTCGTCGGGCTGAACGTGCAGTTGACTTGCGTTGCAGCGCCGGTCGCGATCGTGCTGCCGGTATTCGGCCACCACGCCCTCCACGCTGCGGCGGCGTGGAAGGTGAAACGGTTCGTGATGCCGCCAAGAAAGCCACCGAGATACAGGTATCCGGTCGCGATGTTCGCTCCGACTCCGACCGTGCCATTCGCGTCCTTCGCCCGGAGCCAGGCATTCGAACCGTTCGTGCTATCGCCGGTCAAAACGAGCGATGCGCTGGTTTTCTTGCTCTCGTCAGGCTCGTCGTAATCCGTGTTCGCTACGACGTATACCTCGGACGTGACGCCGCCGCTGCCGGTGCCGCCCAGCTTGCGTGGCTTGGATTTCAACCGCATGAAAGCCGCCGGATCGTTCTTTTTGACGTGTCCGCTCCACAAGTCCAGCTCGCTCATCGAGCCGACCAGATTCGACTGGATTGCGGACGCGACCGTCGGATGACTGTAGTAGGCGGCGGAGTCGTTGTAGGCGGGGAATTCCAATCCGTCGCCGGTAAAAGTCTCCGAACCGCCGATTATGTACGACTGGTAGTCCGGGCTGATGCGCACGCGATGCCCGCTGATGCGGGTCTGGAACGTACCGGTCAGCACATTCGACCTGCCCTCGCCGTCCAGATAGACGGTGCGATTATGGTTGGAATCCCACATTTGCAATGCGGTCGAATTGAGCTTCACGCCAGTATTCGCGGCCTCGGAGCTTTGGAAGATCGCGCCCGTGAACACGTAGCCTCGAAACTGGCCAGCCTCAACGTCATCGGTCACGATCTTCCGCGCTTTAAGCAGTTCGGTCAGGATTTCGCCGTTGCCGATGTGCACGTTTTTCGCTTCGATGCTGCCATCCTTGATGAGCACGCCGCCATTCACGCTGCCGGGTACGAGCAGACTATCCGCTACAAGCGAGTAAGCGGCGAAACTCCACCCATTCCACACGTTGACGGAACCGATGTGGCCATCAGAATCAAGCTCATACCACAAGTCGCCGTTTCTCAGCCCGCTGTGGGCTGGTTCATACATTTGAGCGAAGATCCTGTTCTTCCCGTCGGCGGTGGTTTTCGCGGCTTTCGCCTCGGCCTCGGCCCTGGCGATATCCTGATTGATGGAATCCAAGGTCTCCTGCGGGACCGCACTCGCCACTGTCACCGAAGCGATGGACGACCAACCGGACTTGTTGCCGGCATGGTCGACGGAACGCAATGCGTATGAGTGCTCGGAGCCTGCTTCCAGACCGGTAACGAGATAATCGCCCTGACCGGACTGGGTGGCGCTGATGACGGTCATGCCGGCCGCATTTGCGCCCTCGCCGACCTCGACATGGTCGAAGTCCGATTCCATTTGAGCGCCAGTGCTTGTCTTGCCGTCCCAGTGGACGGTCACCACGCCAAGCTCGGACGACAATACCGGCTTTGACGGCACGGAGCATGGCGTCGTATCCGATTCCACGGTTGCCACGAAAACGCTCGACCAATCTCCGAGCTTGTCCGAATATGTTGGCACAGCCCTGACGCGCACCTCGATTTGCGTGCCACAGTCCAGACCGCCGAAACCAAGCTGGAGCTTATCAGTCGTGCCAGCGGAATGCCAGGGCGCGCCATCCACGTGCTTGCGCCACTCGACGGCGTAATTGCTGATTTCGATGGCGGTATTGTTTGTGGCTTCGGTCACGGCACTCCACGAGGCTGTGGCCAGACCGTGGGCGTACCCGTCCGACCCAAGGTAGGCGTCCGTCTGCACCACAAGCCCAAGCGGAGCCTTCGGCACGCGATGGTCACGGTCCGAAGAGGCGGTCGTGCCACCCTCGCTACCGGCCAACGCGGCGCCACCGGTAATGCCCTTGATCTTCTTCGCCTGGCGCACGGAAGCGTCATACTTAATATCGTTCAGAGCGATTGAGCAGGATAGTCCCTCGTTCTGGCGCATGCTCAGGTCGATTTCCTGCACGCGCACCTTCTCCCCATGGGTGATGGTCGGAGCCGTAATCCAATCGCCGGCATGATAGTCGACGAGCGGCAGACTGTCCACGTCGCTGATGACCAAATCGCGCGTGTACTGGCCACGTACCCTCGCCGCATCATCCAAAGTGCTCTGCATAAAGGCTTTAGCCGTGTCCTTGTCAGACACGCCGCCCTGCGACGAATAGGACTCCCACTTGCCCCAAGGCGTCGGAGCAGCCGGATTGTCCATGCGGAAGAGCAGGTTATTGTCACCCTCGACGAGGATGGTGGATGCCAGGTCGGCGATGGACTCCTCGAATGGGGCTTCGCTGATGTCACGCGCCAATTGAAGCACAATGCTCTTGCTCAGGTCACGGCTCAATGCCGTGCTGTCGGCGTTCCACATTTTCAACGTGCGCCCGCTGGTGCGCCAGTCGCAGCCGCCGCCATTGACAAGAGATGACAGGATTGTCTGCAGATCCGTGCCGAGGCTGTAGTAAAGCGTGTATTTCCTCGCCCATGCAGCACCGCCCGCGTCCTTCGCCGTATCGAAGCCGAGCGTCAGGCCTGTGGCCACGCCGCCACGAGCCTTGTTTTCGTCCAACAGCGTCTTGAGAATCACACCCGGATTCGACGAATAGAAGGGACGCTTGCCTTTGTTGTCACCGTCCGCGAGCAGATGGCTGGAATCGTTGTTCTCCGCCTTGCTCAGGAGCCAGCTTATCGACTGTCCGCTGTAGGTGACGGTGCGCGTGCGATCGTCCGTCTTGCCGGAACGCCCGGTGATCACAAAACGAGCGTTATCCGGCTCCTGATAGCCGGTGCCGTCCGACACTTCCACGGCCACTTCGAGGCCGTCGGTAAGCTCACGGTCGAATGCCTGGGCATCGCCGGAAAGCAGCGAGTATTCGATGCTGATCGCACCATCGTCATTGTGAAGCATCGAGGCGCTGAAGCTCACCGGCTCCGCCAATACGCCGATACGCGCACCGAATGGGCGGTAGGCCACGAGACGAGCATGCAAAGATTTAGCCATGATCACTCCCAGGAAGGTTTGAAACGGCACGTCACCGCCGACGTGCCGGACTGTTTGATGCGCAGCGTGTAGCTACCGGAATCGACGTCGGGCCACACCTGCAACGGTTCGCTTGTCCAGTCGACGCCGGACGTCACATCAGTGCCGCCAGTCCAAGCGTTGTTGCCGTCTGCGGTCCACGCGCGACGGTTCCCGGCATCAAGATAAAGATTCGACGCATTCGACCCGCTCCACTTGATATCCGTGCCGGTCACTGGGTCGGACACGGTCACGGATGACACGTTCGAAAAACGGAGGATGAGATTAAGCAGCGGAGCATTGGAATACCACCCCTCACTGCCGGGCTTGACCTCGCCGTGAAGGAATCCGCCGCCCACAGCGGGAAGCGTGGCAGTCTGCCAATCACCCTGCCAAAACACGTCAGGCAACTGGAAGACCGCCGTGGCGGCACGATGATCGCTCCAGGGTATTTCGTCACCGTCCGGCTGACAGGACGTGCACACGGCCTTTGCGGTCATGCTCCGCTTAAGACCGGTGGACACGTCACGTTCCACACGAGTCAGGCTGGTGGCGAGACGGCAAAGACGATAGAACCGATGCATGAGCGCATCAGCATTTAGCCCATCGGTGACGAATTTGAACGTGATTTCCGGCGCGTCGAAAGCCACCGGACCAGCCGGAAGCATGACGCCGTTCCGGCCGTTCACGGTCACGGAATCGATGCGTGGCGAAATGCTTGTGAAATGGGTGGTGCCGACTATCAGACTCGAATGCTCGCCGGTCAGCTGCTGACCATTGATGAGATACTCCGCGAGAATCATTGCACCACCCTTTTCACTTGTCACCATTGCGGCATTGCCGCCGTCTGCAATTTCTGCTGCGTGCTAATGCTTGTCGGAGCGATCGCTGGATAATTGAATGTCTGAGTGACGAAGGTGTTGCCACCGGAACCACCTGCCGGCGTTCCGTTCGTGACATTCGTCCTACCGGTCTTCGACCTGTCGACCTGCCCATCCACGTGCACGGTCATATCCTTCACGGCAGCCCGCACGCCTTCCAAGCCGGATCTGATGCCGTCTCGGACATCCTTGGCGACATCGTCGCCGAAAGATTCCACGGCATCCGGCATCGACATTCCAGCAGGGTCGAACGCCACGTCGAAACCGCCGGACAGTCTTGCGTTCATTCCGTCGATGGTTTTCTGCACGCCACGCCAACCATTTTTCAGGCTCCGGTTGAAACCATCCATGATCGCCAAGCCAGCAGGCTTAAGCATCACCTTGTCGTAGCTGATCGGCCCCTTATGCCTGACGATCCAATCGCCGATGCCACTCACAAAGCTCTTCACTCTGCCGAAAGCCGCCTTCAAACCATTGAGCAGACCATTGATGATGCTCGCGCCAGCGTTCCACAGCCACGCGCCAGCCCCCGCGAAGCAGCCCATGATGGCGCCGCCGATGCCACCAAGGAAGCCAAGCACGCCCTGCACGGCACCATGCACGACCTGCATGAATCCATTCCACGCCTGCTGCCAATTGCCGTGAATCAGGCCGGTCACCATGTTGATGACGCCCTGAACCACATTGACAATGCCGCTGACGACCGAAGTGATTCCGTTGATGACACCCTGAATGAATGGCAGCATCGCTTGGATGGTCGGCAGCAATGTCGAGCTAATGAAGCCGACGATCGCGGAAATGATGCCGGACACGAGCGGAACCAACGCCTGAATCACGGGCATAAGCGCTTGAATCACACCAGAAACAATCTGGCCCACACCCTCCACAAGTGGTGCGAGTCCTTGGATCAATGGCGTGATGGCATCCACCATGCCGGTCACCAGACCGCTGATCTGCGAAATCACAGGTGTAAGCGCCTGCACCACAGCCGTGACCACGGTGATGACGCCTTGGATGACAGGCACCAAAACGCCCACCAAGGCGGAGATTATCGGCGTCAACAGCGGGATTATCTGACCGATCACATTCGTGATCACCGGCATGACCGCCTGCACCAGCTGATTCAGAGCGTCCATGAGCGTCTTTATCGACGGTTGGAGCGTCTGGAAAGCCTGCTTGAGGCTGTCAAGGACGCCGGTGAGCATCGTCCCGAATTCGCTGCGCAGTTGCGGGCTTGTGGCGATAAGCGCTCCGATCATCGCGATGATGATGCCTATCGGCGAAGCCAAACCTCCAAGCAAGCCGGTCAAAGGCTTAAGCATGCCGCCGACAAGCGGAATGTTAGCCAGCAATCCACCGAAACCGCCTGCACCCAACGCGGCCAAAGCGGCTGCAACGGGGGCGATGATCCCGCCAAAATCCGAAAACACGCCACGAACGGCGTTGACGGCATTCTGGAAAGGAGCCGGCAAAGTCGACACAAGAGTGTCGAACATTCCGGGAATCGCATGGACGAAACTCTTGATGATGACACCGACGCGAGGAATCACATTCTTAGCCGCAGCTATCACCGAGTTCACGAGATTCTGCGTGACCGCGTCCATGTCCGCGTCGCTTTTGCCAAGCTCGGCAAGCCAATTCGTCCAAGCGGCCTTCATCGCGCTGACCGACCCCTCGATCGTCGACGCGGCCTCGCGCTCAGTAGTGCCAGCGATCTGCTGCTTCTCCTGGATCTGCTGGATTGCCTGGATCACATCGGCGAACGAGTCGATGCTCAGGTTGGAAGCCTCACCGTTCGCCGCACCCCACTCGTTGGCGTCCTTGATGAGACGTTCCATCTCCTCCTTGGTACCGCCGTACCCAAGTTTGAGATTGTCGAGCATCGTGTAATTCTGCTTCGCAAAACCGTTGAACGCGTTCTGCACGTCCGTCGCGCTGCTGCCGAAAGTGTTGATGTTGTCGCTCATGGCGCGCATCGCAACGTCGGTCATGTCGGCGGCCTTCTTGGTGTCGCCGCCAAGAGAATTGATCAACGCCGCGGAAAAGCTCGTCGCCTGCTCCATGTACGCGTTCGCGCTCATGCCGCTGGCCTTCCACGCATTCTGCGCGTTCGCCATCACGGTCTTCTGCGCCGCCTCGTTGCGTTCCCAGTCGGCACGCACCGATTCCGCGCTCTTTCCGGCCTGCTTGGCATACTCGTCCAAAGTCATGCCCATATTGCCGTAAAGTTTCGCGACGCCACCGCTCAACTGCTCGTAATCACTGTAGCTTTGGAACGCCTGCTTGCCGAAATCGACAAGCTTCGCGCTGACGGCGGCAATGCCGACGCCGACGGCGGTGACCACGCCTGTCGCCATGGTTTTGACATGTTCGACGGCCTTTGACGAGATTTCCCCGAACTTCTCTCCAACATTCGAAGCGAAACTACCGACAGTCTTGCCGATAGCGGCGAACCCACTGCCAAAAGCGGAGGCAGTGGACTTCACTCCTGACGGCAGACCATCCCACATGCGTCCTAAAGCGCCCTTGACAGCTCCGGCGGTTTCGGACGCGACCGACTTGACGCCGCCGAAAGCGCCACGTATGACCGTCGTCGCGCCGGTGAACGCCCCACCAACCGACTTTGCGGCCGAGCCAATCGACTTTACGGCGGAGCCGACCAGTGGAATCTTCTGCACAAGTCCGGAAACACCGGAGCCGATGGTTGAAAAACCAGTCTTGAACGCGTTCGCGGCGGCACGGAAACCAGTAGCGGACTTAGAGGACTGCGCCGCCAATTCGGCTTCAAGATTCTTCAGACGTTCCTTGGCGCCCTTCAGATTCTCGGTCGACGCTTTCAGAGTGTCGGCTGCTGTCTGCTGTTTCAGCTCGGCTTGCTGCAGTCTGATCGCCGCGGCCTGCGCCTGAGTGGAATCCGCTCCGTATTTTTGCGTGGCAGCGTTCAGCTTTTCCTGCGCGGCCTGTACCCGCACTCCGGCGGCCTTGTATTTCAGCAGGGCGTCCGTGTTCTTCTGGCTCGCCTGCGCCACGTCCTTTTTAAAGGACTGCAGGGCTTCGGAATTCAGCTCTTTGCTGCCGTCGCCGAAGCCTTTTTTAAACGCGCCGCCAAGCGTCTTGCCCTGCTTGCCAGCATCAAAACCCTTCGAAAAGGCGTTTTTCAGGTCGGAGACTGCCTTGCCGGCTTCTTTCGCCACATTCTGGCGGAATCCCCGCATTTGAGGGAAAATGCTCACATGCGCGGAGCCAAGCTCACTACCGCCAGCCATGACAGCCTCCTCTATTCAGTTTTTTCGCGTTTGAAGCCGAAGATGCCGCTCATGGACTCTTCGGCCTCACGACGCTCCTCATCAGTGACCTCGACGTGTTTCGTCCCCGCCTTTTCGGGCGCGAGGTCGCCAAGAATCGACGTGCCACCAGCCTGAATCGCGGTGATGATAGCCGTCGCATCCATCGGCAGCACCATGCGCACCGCAGCCATGCCGGTGTAACTGCTCGTGTCGGCGGACAGGCTCTCATAGAGGGCGATCGCGTCCGCATAGCGGAGCATGCCGCCCAGATCGGCCTGCAGACTCCACCCACGCGCCGCGAAATCAGCCCTTATTCGACTTCCGTCTTTTCCTTGGAGGACACGGCAGAAGTCGACGATTTTCCCAATTCCACACCCTGAATCTTCGCCAGAATCTCACCGTAAGCATTCAGAATGTTGAAGGGGACCATTGCAGGCTCCTTCGACAGCTCCTTTGCCGCATCCTCACCGGCGAAGGCCTCAAGAATGCCCTTGAGCATCTGAATCTGCTCACCATTGGACTGCAGGTCTGACAAGCGGACGAAATCATCAATCGACAGGGCCAGCGGCAGCTTGTACACATGACCCTTGGGAGCCAGGAACCACACGCCATCGCCCTTGATGATGTGCTTCACATTCATGGCCTCGGCAGACTCCCGCAGAGCCTTCGCCTCGTCTTCTGCGGTCCATGCTTCGAATTCCTCGACGGTCGGCTGCATATTCTTGCTCATTTCTTCCTTCTTTCAAACGACTGTAAAAATTCCTTTACTCCACTGGATAAAAAAGAGGAAGAATCCCAGCACATGCGAAGAAAGGAAGAAAGAAACACGCGCTGGGAAGAATCAAAATCAGGCTGACGGAGTGTAATAGGATTCCAAATACTTGCTGTTGCCGGAATCCACGGCCACGTCCACAATCCATTCGCCGGTCAGCTTGACACCGGACACCTCGCCACGATTATCCTGATCAGGTTCGGCATTCGTGACCTGCACGACACCAAGACGACGACGATGCACGCCACTCTTATACACCGTTTCCTGATACGCGAACCACTTAGCGTCCTGGACGATGTCCTTGACGTGATACACGCCGCTTGAATCCGGCTTGCCCTTCATGATCTCTCGAGTCAGATCATTGTCCTCGGCGACCGTGAAGCCCAATGTGAGCTTCGGATCTGCCGCCTGCAGCTTGTATCCCGGCTGATGGAATTCGGTGGCGTCATCGCCGTCACGTCCATCCTCCGGAGCCCCATCGGAAGTGATGAGGCCGACATTCTGTCCGACCGTGAAAATCCCGGTCAGCTTGCTCATCGGGTCGGCCACGGTCTTCGCGATCATCGCCGCATTGAGCGACTTGGAGGCGTCATAATGCGCCAGCAGAATCTTGCTGGAAAGCACCACCTTGACAGCGCCAAGGTTGTTGCCGTCTTTATCGGCTGCCATTTTTTGTCCTTTCAAACAAAAAAGGCGCTGAAACACAACGTTTCAACGCCTTGAAAATTCAGAAAAACTTAAATTATTGGAATTGGAATTCCCCGATGGTGGAGAATTCGAGAGCCATGTAATATCGCGCGATGTTCGCGTCCTCGGCCACGGGAAACGGCCCATTGCACCCGTCCTCATCAATGCCAGCGATCGGTGAACCGTCAAGCGAGCAAATATCGGGGTCGGTGAGCATGCCGTAGATTCTGGCCGCCAAGTCACGGCATGGTTTCGGAGCGGCACGAGCCCCATAACGCACGGTCACGCCGACGCTCCTGTCGAAGAGCACGCGATTCGACTGCGAGCCGCCATCGTCACGCACCACGACGAGCGGCCGTGAGCCGTCGTAATCGTCCGGCTCACGATTCGAAACGATGATCGTCGGAAAAGACGGCTTAAGCCTGGCTCGCAGAAAAGAGCAGATCCACAATTCGATATCCGGTGGCAGGACCATGGTCATGATTTCGCCGCCTTCAACGCCTTGCGGAGATTGCCAGTCTGCGATTCCACGAGCAGGGTCTTCGGGTCGGTGCCGACCACCATGCATGTGGTTCGATGCGCGTGCTTGACCTCTTCGATTTGTAGGCCGTCGCGATACGCGCCCGTGTCCACCGGAGCATGCGCTTTCGCATATTCGAGCGTCTTTTCGGCGGCGCGACGGGTCATGGCCTTGACGCCAGCCGAATTCATCAATTCGTCAAAATATTTGTCGTTGAATTTGACCGTCACCCCCATCACGTCACCCCCTGTACTCGGATAGTGGAATCTCGACCGTCGGCTGCCACGACGTGAAAGCATTCACGTCACGACTCGGATAGCCGCTGACCTCCCAACATCGCCCGTCATCCGGCAACGCCTGAATCCTGTCACCCGGCATAATGTCGAGAGTCGGATCTGGAGACGTGAGGTAAGCAGTGCTCGTGGTCTGCTCGCGCAGACCGTCCGGCGTGCGCGTGCTGCTGGAACTGGCGAGAGCGCCGGCGAAATCCAAAGTTTCCGGATTGGACCAGTCCTCGCCGATCTGCTCGCCGGAATACGGGTCATCGACTTTCCTCACGCGCAGTCGCCGCCACTTGGTCGCGCCCGGCATACGCCATCCGCCACCGGCGTTCAGATCGTCAAGCAGGCTCATGGCAATCCTCCAAGACGGTAGGGTTTGAGCTTGTCCTTCTCGTCCTGCATGAGCGACACCACGTCGAAACTCGCGCTGGAACCGTTCGTGGACTGGGATTTGACCAATCCGACCGGACTCATGCCGGCACGCTTCGCGGCACTGATGAGCACCTGCTGCACGTCCGGCGCGTCATCGAATCCGGCATGAATCGCGTAGCGGATGGCCGCAACGCCGACCGGGAAGCCACCGGAAAGCGACTCCACAAGACCCGTCTCAGGGTCATAGGCGTAAGCCAGCTTGTTGCCGTCGCGGTCGGTCAATGATTCGATGCTCGTCACATGACGTGCGGGCAGTCGAATCACCGTGCCACCGCGAGTGTTCAACGTTCCCGTCAAGGCCGCGTTCGGCATGACATGCCAACCACACTCGCGGCGGATGGCCGCCTGCGCGGCCCTGAGCCGGAAGGTGGCATCATCCTCGAAAGCCGAAGGGTCGGCAATCATGTCAGGAATCACATTCACGTCAATCATGCCGACCTCCACGCTTACTCTGCAGCCATCAGGCCAGCCGCAATCAGAGAATTGACCAGGGCGTCGAATTCGCTCTTGGTTGGTGTGGCGCCGGCGGCCAAAGCCACATGCGTTGCAGGCTTCACTGCAGCGCTGCCAATATCGGTCGGCTTGCCGTTGGCCCCGACGAAGACCACATCGGCCACGTTGGCATTCGGGTCAAGTTTCGCCGCCGAGGCTGGAATCACTCGAAACTGTCGAGCCATATCACGTCTCCTTACTTAAGGGTCAGCTTGACGAAAGCCTTCGGCTTGCGCACGGCCAAAGCCACACGTTCCTTGGCACGGATGGTCACCAGATCGGAGATAAAGTCGGTGTCATTGGAATTGGTGGCCTCGACCGTCACGCCGCCCTTGCGATAGAAGGTGGCAGCGCCCTTAAAGGAGCCGACGATGGCTGTGCCGGCGTCGACAGCGGGAGTCACCACGGTGTCCAGACCCCAGAGGCGCGGAGTGATGGTCAGCGCGCCACCATTCACGCCGTAGAACGGTCCACCGCCGATGAAATTGCCATCATTGTCCTTCTTCAATCGAATGGCCTCATAGTCTGTCGGATTGATGACAAGGGCATCCGGCATCATGCCGGTCGTGGTGGAGATCATCGACTGCGCGTGCAGGACGGCAACGTCATTGCCGGCGTCGGTAGCGGCGTATGACTGGATTCCTTCACGATTCAGCAGGCCCTTGATGTTCTTGCCGGTGCCGTCGCCGTTGAGCAGCTGCTTCTCCTCGACGATGCTCAGATCGTAGAGCAGACGTCCATCGATGTCGGACTTCAGGAATTCGAGGTCGGTGATCATGTCGTTGGATTCCTTGATGAATCCAGCGATGGTGGACAAAGCGTCGGTGTGCTCTGTCGCGTCGGCGTAATGGATCTGGCTGAATTTCTCGCCTTCGCCGACGGTTTTGAAATCGCCTTCCTTTTCGCCTTCCACGTAGTAGGTGATGGCCTGTCCGCTCATCGCGCCGATACCGAATAGGTTGGTGATGGTCGGACGACGGTAAGCCTGGACGAAGTTCGGGTCCACGTAGGTCAGCAGGGAGCCGTATACGCCGGACGGTCCGCCGGTAACCTGCGTGTCAGTGTTGGCCTTGCGGTGCGGAGCCCATTCCGGTGCTGCGATTGACGCTCCCGAAACTCCCTTTATCTTTGCCAGCTGTTCGCCGATGTTCTTCACGACGAAATCGCCAAGAGATTCGCCGGATGCGGCTCCGCTCTTCTGGGTGTCCGCCAGATTGTCGGTCAATCCCGCGAAACGCTTATGCACTGCATCCAACGTTTCGATGGAATCCTGCAATTCGTGCGCTTCGGCGTTCAGTCCCTTCAGCTTCTCGATGTCGGAAGCGGTGAGATTATCCTCGCCCTTGGCCAGCACCGCTTCGATGGCGGCCTTGGTCTTGGCGAGACGATCATTGAAACTCATTTGGTCTCCTTGTTGTCCTTGCCGCCAGTGACCAGTTCACGGGCGGATTTGATTACATTCAGACGCTCGGCCTCCTCAGCTTCCGCGTCCCTACCCTTATCAGGGGCAAGCTTCTTATCATCCTGTTTCTCGCCGGTCTTGGAATCATCCGGCTTATCTTCGTCGGAAGTGCTGGAATTGTCGGAATCGATGCCTTCCAGCACCTCGTTCAGCGACGCCAATGCCGCACGAAGCTTCTCCTCGTTGGCGGAGCTGATGGCGCGACCTGACTTAACGGCCAGAATCTCGGCCTGCTGGTTCGCGGCCACCGGCACCACGCTGATCTCGAAAAGCTTGATCTGCTGGAATTCGGAATGGCCGCCCCACGGGCCGTCGCCTTTTTCCGTGATCCACGCGGTCTTCGTCGGCACGAAGCCGATGCTCATCTGATGAACCCTGCCATCCTTGAGCAGGTCGTAAGCCTGCTGGGCGGTCGGATTATCCTCGATGTCGAGCTGGGCCGAGATGAGCAGGCCCTTCTCGTCCTCGACGGCGCTCAAGGTGCGTCCGATGATGTCGGTCGGCTTGCCGTCCTGATGGTTCCAATGGATCGGTATGCCTGCTCCGCCGTCGTAGTCCTTTTCCAGGGTCTCCGCGAAAGCGCCCTTGGCGATCACGTCGCCCTGCAGGTCCTTGTTGCCGAAAGTGCTGGCGTATCCGCTGAACACGCCTTCGCCTGCGGAATCGTCCAAGGATTTCACGTTGAATCTGAGCTGTTTGAGATTCACTGTCCTTCTCCGTTCACTGGATTGTTCTGTTGCGCGTTCTGCGTCCTGCCGCCGTCCTGCGGGCTGGGCTGCCCGCCGGTTGCCACATTCAATGGCGTCACCAATTCGTCGCCACCATCAAGCTTCGGATAGTTGAGGATGCGCCGTGCCTCGTTCGTGGTCATGAAACTGCGCCCAGTGGCCGTGCTGAGCGCCTGATACTGCTCGGAGAACGTGCCGCGCAGCTTCGCATCCACATTCGCTTCGATGTAGGCGTCCGGCTGGCCGAGCGCGTCTGGCAGAAGCAGATTGAGCGACTGTTCGAAAGCCACGATGTACGGCATCAATTCCACATTCCACATCTGCTCCTTGAAGGAAGCGATGTTGGAATTCGTGCCACTGCGAAAGCCAAGATTCTCCGGCGCGATATGGAAGGCGTTGGCCACGTCTATGCGAATCTTGTCCCTCGCGTCGATGTCCTGCATGTCGATCGGTTTGAAGGCGTCCACGGTCTTGATTTCCATGCCGTCGTTGAGCAGCGGCCAGCCACCGGCAAGATTCCCGCCGGACTTGTAATTGCGCATGCCCTGCACGAATTCGTCCTGCGCCTCCTGCGAGGGCCACGGCATCTCCTTCGGACGGGAGATGTACGCCGGAATCTGACCGCCGTTCTTGGCGATCGCACGACGATATTCGGCCATCTCACGCGCCTCCGCCAGAAGCGGGGCGAGAGTGCCGGACACGGGAGAACCGCCGATGCCGGACGTGCTATAGCCCACATCCAGCAGAATCTGCGGGTCTGGCAGTTTGAAATACTGGCTTCCTTCCGGCTGTCCGGTGCTGATCTGCACGCCGGTGATCTCATCAAGAGTGTTGCCGGAAAGAGTGAAATTCTGCACCGGAATACGCCGCAGCCACAATCTGCCGGTCTTCTTGTCGGCATCGAGCAGGCAGAGCCAACGATCATTGAGCAGACCATCGCAGAGCAGCGAGTAGAAGAATCGGTAGCGTGTCATGCCAGGAAGCACACTCGGCTTTGCCATCAATTGCGCCAACGGGCTTGTGGTGTCCTCCACGCGGTCACCGTCAGGTTGGCGAGTGTAGACCTTGAACGGCATGCTGGCGATATTCCGCGCGATATGGTCGATGACGGTACGCACCGCAGCCTCACGATCATAAACGCCAGTGCCGAACCAGTCGATTGGAATCTGCGCCACCTGTGAAATGTTCACTGGCGATTCGGAGAACTTCTGGGCCACGGATACCGGGCTTTTCTTGAGCCATCTGGAAAAGAACCCCATGAAACCTCCTCACTGGGTCATACGACTGCGAAATGGGTCACGCTCGGCGCATATTTCGGTGTCTCCGCTTCGACTTGCATGGTCTCCAACGCATAAAGCGCCTGAGATTCGGCAACCAAGCCGGAAATCTGCAATGCTGATTTCGTCCGGTCCCACACCTCGACCTCGCCAAGACGCCGTGACACAGCCACCGAAACCTGCTGTTCGACGGCAGGCTGCGGCAAATGCCGCAATTTTCCTTCGCGCACACGGTCCAGGAAACGACCGCAGCACGCGCCGAGGCGGAAACCCTCGATGAGATGCACGTTCCAGCCTTTTTCGGTGAGCGGGTCGATGAAATCGACTGCCGGACATCCCTTCGACTGCACTGCTATCTCGCAGATGCCCGGCCAGCTCTCACGAAGCAGATCCAAAAAGTGCGGCACCCACAGCATGCCGTCACGACGGGCGATCAACTCCACGTGCGGCAACCCGTCCGCACGCATTCCGGCAGCGGCCACATACGTTGTCTTACGGTCAGCCGACGTGTCCACGGACAGTACGACGCGATTCTCGTCCGGAATCGTGGACCGCGAATCAATGCCGCTGGCCCACATTTTCGGATTGATGAAAGGAATGATGTCAGCAGTGACCCACTGGCACAGGACCTCAGTACGAAAAGCGGCCTCGGTCATGCCGTCAATATCGGATCTGACGCTCATGACGGTCATCGGCCCATAGCCGAGCGACGGATTCGCCTGCCGGATCGCGTCGGCATCATCCACCGGACACTTGTCCGGAGCGCTCCATTCGAAATATCCGAAAGAGCCGTCCTGCTCGCCGGACAGGAACGCGTCGGCCGGATTGCCGCCGTCTGCGCTCAGTCGCGTCCACTCGTCAACAAGCTTGCGGCCTTTGTCCACCTGCTTGCGCAACGCGATGGAACGATAGTCGCCAGCGTTCGAAATGCCCCATAATTGGCTCGACCAGACCGCCTTCGTGGTCTGGCTGACCGCGTTCCAGCCATCATCAGTATGCTGCTCACGAAGCTCATCGAACACGACACGCGCAGCCGATTTCGCGCGGATATTCTTATCGGCGCGGACGATATACCGGGCCTTGCTCCTCGTGATGATCGCTTCCTCGCCGTTCGTATTGACGAATTTCTGCGTCATCGCAGCGAGATCCGGAATCACCAAATCCGCTTCCTCATCAGTAGAAGGCTGAGGATTGCACCACTCCTTGACCTGATTGTAAGGCCCCTTCGCATTGTCCAACGTCTGCGCGGCACCGACCACAAGAAACTTCACGGGCGGCACCCTGTCCGGATGCTTGTTCGAGTCCACGAACAGCCACCATGCGGCCAGAACGCCCATCAGCGTTGTCTTCCCATTCTGACGGGCCACAAGCACAATCACCTTGCGGAAACGATACGAACCATCCTCAAGCAATTCGAGCGCATGCACTAAAAGCCACTGCTGCCACGGATAAAGGTGGACATGCAGCATGATCTCCGCGAACGCGATCACCGCGAAACCATTGCTCGTCTCCCTCGTCAACGGACGCAACGGCGGCGTAAAGATACGCGGCAAGGTCACGCCGTGCCTTTCGTCATCGATGGCACCGAAAACCGTAAGATTCTCCGCCGCCATCGCAACCTCCTATCCGAAACGCTTCATGAACTCGTCCATCTGCACGATCTTCGAACTGGAAGATGCCGAAGCGGTATTAGACGTGGCTTGCCGAGCCTCGCCAGCCAAAGCATTACGAGAAGAAGGCGTGGCACCAAGCTGCGTGAGCACATTCATCAAATGCGGCACCAGATACAGGGCCTTCGTCACCTCCACGCCAGTACCATGCGCCACCGCGTAATCGATCTGCGCACAAATCATGCGACCGGACTGTACAAGAGCCGTGTCAGCATCTCCGATAGACTCCCCCAGCCCATCGATCGTCTTCTCATATGCCTGCAGCAGACCATTCTCACGCTTCTCTGGAGCATCAAGCAGACGCATACGTTGCTCGCCGATGGAAAGGCACTTGTCAATCATCCTCGCGTCGCCCTTAAGCGCACGTGGATACGCTGCGCGATAAAGATTATCCAAGCGGTCAAGCTCCACCTGCCGCTCAGTATCCACATCCTTACAACGCTGATTCTCCTTCAAAACGCGACGGATCGCGTTCTCAGCAGACTTAACGTCGCGGAACCCCAACTCGTCACGAATCTCGGCAATGCTCATGGAAGCGGAGAACAGCTTCAGTGCTTTCCTGTCCTTGTCAGCAGGCATCGGACACCTCACTCAGTGGTAAAATCATGCTCCTTGCCGTCACAGCGTGGAATGATGCCAGTGTGCTCCTGGAAACGTCGGCAGATGACATCGCCATATCGAGGGTCAAGCTCGCAGAGCACGGCGCGCATCTTCAAATCATATGCGGCGATAAGAGTGCTTCCCGATCCTCCGAAAGGATCGAAAACGGTGCCGCCAGGCGGGCATGAGTTGCTTATCATCGCCTCGATAAGACCAACTGGCTTCATGGTCGGATGCTCCGCATTGCGTGAGGGCTTGTCAAACTCGAATACCGTGGCCTGCTTGTTATCGCCATACCAGTGGTCTCCACCACGGCCAAGCCTTCCGGTGCCACCTGGCGTGAACCCGTAAAGAATCGGCTCATGCTTCCACTGGTAGTCGGAATGACCAAGGACGATGGTGTTCTTTACCCAGACAAGGTTCTCCCGGAACATGCAGCCTGCGGCCTCGAACGCCTCCTGGAAGAACGGCCTTGCCGTGTCGGAGTGAGCCACATATGCCGGAGTGCCAGGCTTGGAGCATCGGACTATCTGAAGGAAGGCGTCGGCGACTACCTCCTGGAAATCCACGCCGGAATCGTTCTGAATGGTCAGCTTATCCTTCGTCTTGCCTTCATACGCGACGCCATACGGCGGGTCAGTCCAGACGCAATCCGCCTGCCCCCCCCAAACGCTTTGTCCACGAGAGCGTCATCAGTGCAGGAGCCGACGGCGAGAACACTGTCGCCCAGCTCCCAAATCTGGCCTTCCTTGGTGAACGTCTTGCCATCATCGGGCACGTCTGGCGCATCATCGGGGTCATTCAATATGGACGGCTTGCCTGCGGATGCAAGAATCGTCTTCAAATCATCCTCGGAATATCCAGTGCCCTCAAGGTCGGACACCGACTGGAGGACGACAGCCAAATCAGCCTCGTCATAGACCCCTAAATCGGCCAGACGATTATCAGCCAGCACAATCTGCGCAGCCTGATCGTCGTCAACATCGACCGTGGTTGCCTGAATGGTCTTCCAGCCGAGCTGCTTCGCAGCGAGATACGTGTGATTGCCGGCTAGAATCTCCATCCGCTTCGAAGCGTTCGTGCCGAGATTCACCACAATCGGACGGTACTGGCCACGCTTGCGCAGAGAGGATGCGATGGCGTCCACGTCACCGCGACGTGGATTACGACGATACGTGTGGAGTTCGGAAATCGGGAACTCCCGCACCTCAAGATTCATTGTTCCCTTCTCCTTTCATCATTAACGCCCCTCACGCGCGCGATGGGGTACCGAACGCAGCGGGGAGAGGAAGACCAACCACGCGGGCAGTGTTGCGTGGTTGCTCTGTTTTCAGGATTTCACCGCCCCTACCCCTTTGGGGTTGTTTTCGAATGCTGCCTTGAATGCTTTGATTGCGTTTGTGAATCGTGTGATGAGTTCGTCTGTGCTTGGTGGTTTTGGAGTGATGCGTGTGGTGTATGTGTCTCCGACTGTGAAGGTGTTGACTTCGTTGTGGGTGACGTTGATTGGGATGTTGACGGTGAATGAGCTGATTGGGAATGTCTTGTCGCTGATTGTGGCGGTGAGCTCTAGTGTGACTGGCTGCTGTGGCATCATTGCCTCCTTGCTCATGCTGTTGTTATCCATTGTCTTGAGAGTGTTCCGATTGGTGCTGGCGGGTCACTGTTGCCTCTGAGTCGGTTGCAGCTGGTGTGGCTTGGGCGGAAGCCTGCTGGGTCGAATTGGAGTTCGGCGTGTTTGCTGACTGGGTAGAGGTGGTCAAGATTGTATGATTCGTCGCTCGTGTTCTTTTCGGCGGTGTAGTCGATGGGCATGCCACACAACCAGCAGACCGCATGCCGTGCTTTGCATTGGTTGAAGAATGCGGCCTTGTCTTTTTCGAATTGGCGTGTGGTCTTGCGGATTCTTGGCATGTGGTCACCGCCTTGTGGTGCTTCGTGCCGGAGTCGAACCGGCGTGAGGTGGAATGCGTTGTTGTCATCATGGTTGCGTGTGCAGTATGGCGCCATGGTTGGTTGGGGTCCGACCGTTGGTATTTGCGCTATTCCGCCCGCTCTAACCGTTGAGCTATCGAAGCTGAATATGAAAAATGGTCCGAACCATTTTCTGGCTGGACCACTTCATTTTACGAACATACGACAGTATAGCATTTTAATTGTGACAGTCAAGCATGGCTGTGAGTTCTCCGAGGTTGAACACGTACTCTCCTTTGTGTTTTGTCGGCGTGGCGTGGAGTTTGCCTCTGGTGAGCCATTGGCGGATCTGGCTGCTGGTGCAGTGGATGTCCATTTTGGCGAGGTAGCGTGCGACTTCGACTGGTTTTCCGGTGTATTCGAGTTGCCAGAGTTTGTTGTCGCGTTCGGCTTTGATGGCTTGGACTCCGCCTTGCCATTTGCAGGCTGGGCATGTCCATGTTTCGGCTTGTGGCGTGCTGGTGGCTTGGTGGCCGCATTTTGGGCATGTGCCGATGATGACCATGGCTTCGTCTGGTGTCAACGCTTGTTCGTTGCGTCTGGCGATGTGTTCCAGGGCGGCGTAGTCGTCTGCTGCGGTGCTCATGTTGAGGATGGTGTGTTTGTTGGCGATGATGCGTTGCCATGCCTTGCTCCATGGCAGGTTGCCGTATTGTGGTCTGATTTTGCCTGCCTGTTCGGCGAGCCATGCCTCCGATTCGCTGATGAGGTCCTGTGCGTGGGTGTCGATCGGCAGTGGCGCGTTGCCTTTGTTTGGCGTGTGGCCTGTGGGGCCGATGTGTGACTGACGGAGCATGATGCTTCGCAGGGCGGGCAGTTGGATGTGTCCGAGCTGGTGGATCAGCGTCCAGTAGGTTTCGCGGCAGTTTGCGCAGAGCATGTTCGCCGCCGCCGGTTTCATTGGCTTGCGGCAGTGCTGGCAGTCGGTCAAAGTCGAGTCTCCTTGTCGTACTGGTGAATGATGGCCGCAATTTCCGCTTTCGGCACTTGCGGCACGAGCGGCGCGATTTCATCGAGCGAGTATCCGGCTTGACGCCATTTGATGATCATGTTTTCGAGTATTTTCTTCACTTGTATTCCTCCACGGTGTCGCAGCCGATGGTCGTGCCGTGGTCGGTGAGGCAGACCCATGTCACGTCGCCGGTATTGACCGTCTTCATGCCGTAATCATGATGCGTGCCCACGTACCAGTACGAGTAGATGCTTACTCCCATCAGGAAGAGCGTTGCGGCGAGGGATACCACCAGTACGACAATCAGAATTTTCTCAACCTTGTCCAAGTCGTCCATCACTCGCCGTCCTTTTCGATGGCGGCACCCATGGCTTCCCGATACTTCTTCGTCCGTTGGAACCGGTCGGCGAGTGTGTTCTTTGTTTCCTTGCTCATTCCTCGTATCCTCCTACGTATTTCCAGCAATTGGCGTCTAAGACGCATTCGAAGATTTGGAGTTTGTCGAAGTGTTCGCGATCGAGTTCACGGACGCGGTTTTCGGCTTGGTCGCGCGTGGAATAGACGCCCATTATGCTGACCTCCTCGGCGTATCCGCTGAATAAGTATTCGGCCATGGTTCGCCACGAAAACGGCGGTCTGTGGCCGTCCGGAATGTAGAAATCGCTGTAGTCGTTTCTGTCTTCGGCGTTTGCGGTGACGATGTAGACGTTCATTTTGTGGCCTCCAGATATGGGTTTTCTGTGGTGTGTGGCGGGAAGTCGCATTCCCGGTCTTTCCATCCGGCGGCGTAGCCTTCCTGCCATGCCTTGCGGCGTTCGTGTTCCAACCATTCCAAGCTGCACATGGTTTCCGGTTTATCGTGTTTCATGATTTCTCCTTGTTGAGTCGTTTCGCCATCTGGCAGGCTCGTTGGTCTGGCGTGGCGGTTTCCTTGTCTCGTCCGAGCGCCTGCAGCACGTGTTCGCACTGCCACGTGTGTATGTGTCGTTTCGACGGTGGTATGCCGCTCATGTTGGCTCTGCGTTGGCACCAGCCTTTCCACAGGCGCGTCCACTCGTTGACGGTGTGTGTTTCGCCGTAATGTCGTGAATTGAATGCGTTCCATGCGTCCGATAGGTCGAGGTTCGGATAGTTTCGGATGATGTCGGCGTTAGCGTGCGCCTTCTCCCTCACCAGCTCGAAGTCACTCATCCCGATTTCTTTGGAGAAAGAAGAAGAATGTTCTTCTTTCTCTTTCTTTTGGGTTCTGGTGTTCTGGTGTTCTGGTGTTTGTCCCGATTCTGTTTCGATTCTGCCGGCAGTCTGCGCACTTTCTGCCGGCAGACTTTCGGCAGAATACCGCTCACGCTCACGCTTGCGTTTGGCCATGACCTGCTGACGGCTCCGGTTGTGCTCAAGATAATCGTGGATGACATAGCCGCCATCCACGCTCTCGATCAATCCGACCTGCCGCAATGCGTCAAGCTCCTGCACGGTGATGTCAAGCACGAATTCCGCAGTATCATCATCCACGTAACCGTCCGTGAGATTGTCACCGCAGTAGGAAAGCATGACGACGAATGCGCTGATGGCAGAGGGCATGGTACGGCGCAGACGGCGCACCTTACGGTTAAGGTAGAAGCCGTTAGCCAACTGCACGTAGCCTCGTCTGGCCATCGCCTAATCTCCTCTTGTGATTCCGTTGTGGTCCATCGAATCCAAAGCTTTGTCGAGTTCCTCCAAGCTTGGTGGGGGCCAAGGAAGAATTCCAACATCTTCCATCACATGCTCCCGAATCGCTTGTAGAATTCGCTGTCGGTCATGCCATACAGCGGATCCATGCCAGTCGGCTTGCGCACGGCCAGCTTGTATCCGCAGTACGGGCAGGTCACGTAATATGTGCCGACAACCTCTCCGCAGTGGGCGCATTCCACATACTTGATCGTCTTGCTCATTCGCTTACCGCCTTCCGTGCGATTTCGAGCATTTCCCGAGCGTCCCTGATGTAATTGGCTCGCATCTCCGGCTCGGCCAGAGTCCAGAAGCAGTCCTCACTGGGCATGACGTCTTCCCAGGCTGGCGCCATGTCCCACCACAACAGTTTTTTCGCCACGGCTTCAACCTCGGCTTCAGCCGGTGGAGCGGAACGTCCGGCCATGTACGCTGTACCAGCAAGCTCCCGAACCGTCTGAAAAGTCAAATCATCATCCATGCCACGCTCGTAAGCGTTGGCCTCGTCAAGCAGGATGCTCAATTAGTCCTCTTTCCGTTCGCCTTGACCATGGCCCAGAGGATTTCGCTTGCCGGACGCCGCCTGTATGACATGTCGTGGTTGGACTGCACGTGGCCGAGAATCAGTTTCGAGCCGGTCGAATCGGGGGTAAGGATCGCGTTCACGCGCTCGGGCACCATCTTCTGCCATACGATCTCGTCGCACAGTTCCTTCGTGCAGACCAGGTAATTCTGGTCGCCGTAGAACGTCAGGCCGTTGCCGCTCGTGAAGTCGGCCATGCATGACTTGACCTCGTAGAACCCGAAGCAGCCTTTCTCCACGCTTGCTGGCACTGGCTCGCCGTTGATATTCCACGGTTTGAAGCCCACGTAGTCCACTCGCCTATCGTCAGGCGTGTTCCGGTCGAAATTGACCTCACTCGCCCAAAACGCGGTCTGATTCTTCAATCTCTTCTCGACCAGCTTGGACAGCATGGCAGTGGTTTCAGTCCTGCTCATTTCGTGTCCTCGCTTTGATTCGGCACCTCGGACGGCATGGAGCCGGAATAGCCGAGCATGGAACGGCAGTGGTCGGCAACATCTCCAAGCGCTTGCCGTTCTCCGAGGTATACCAGCACGTCTGCTGCTGTTTCTGTGTAATCCACGTTGATGCTTCTCATGCTGGTTTCGCACCAGTCGATGACTTCTTGCAGTGTTTTGTCTTTCTCAGTCACGTTCGTAGCCATGGCTAGTGTTCTTCCTCTTCGATTCGGATTGTGATGTGGTAGACGCCTTTTTCGGTGCTTGGCTCGCCTAGCCGGTAGTCGGGGCCGAGCACGTAGTCGGCGTTGTCGTCGGGCCAGTAGCCTGACTGGGTGATGCCGTCGAGTATCGCCTTGACCATTGGCGCCGCGTTCTCGGGGTCGAAGCGTCCGTGTGTCAAGGGGTGGATGATGGCGGTCACATGCACCGGCCATTTGGTGGGCGGCTTGAGTTTGCCGCTGTTGATGAGGTTTCGGAAGGTGAGCAGGCTCTTGGCCTTGACCTGCTTCTTCCTGGCGTATGGCACTGCCCAGCTGCGGCTTCGACGGTTCTGTGTCCACCACAATTGCCTGCCTATCGCGATATCAATCTCGCTCATAGTTGTCGGCCTCCTGGTCTTCGGCTTCGATTTCGCATTCGGGGCATGGGATGGTGCGCGTCGGATACAGTGCGCACCCATGCTTCGGGCATACCGGTTCCACGTCCGGCGGTTCGATCCATTCCATCAGAATTCAGGCTCTGCTGGCGCAGCCCACGGGTCGGCTCCCTGCGACTGCTGTTGTGCCTGCTGCGGCTGCTGATAGCCGCCACCGTTGGCGTTGCCGCCTTGGTATCCGCCTGACTGCATCTTCTGCACCTGAGCCGTCGCATACTTGAGCGATGGGCCGATTTCATCAACCTGCAATTCGATGACCGTGCGGTTGGAACCGTCCTGCGCCTGATAGGAACGCTGCTGCAAACGACCCTGCGCGATCACACGCATGCCCTTACTCAGGCTCTGCGCGCAATGTTCGGCCATGTCGCGCCACGCGGAGCAGCGCATGAACAAAGCCTGACCATCTTCAAACTGGCCCGTATTACGGTTCCAGGTGCGCGGGGTGGAGGCAATCGTGAAGCTGGCAACGGATGCGCCGCTACCAGTGGTACGAATCTCCGGATCGGCGGTAAGGTTTCCGACTATCGTGATAACGGTTTCTCCGGCCATCACTCAGCCTCCTTCACGTCGGCTTCGGTATCCTCCGGCGTACACGCTTCCATGACTTCGGCGGTCACGTCATCGGCTTCGTCGGCTTCAGTGTCATCGAGCACAGGTTGGAACACGTCGCCGTAATCAGGCGTGATGTCATCGGCGGCGACGGCGGTCTGCGCCTGCACGGTCAAAGGCAGGTACGGGGCGGCGCGACGGATGGCGGTCTTCTTCGCCATGGCCTCGTAATCGGTCTTCCACGGGCCGAAATTACCGCTCTTGCTGCGTGCCCTCGCCTGCTCGATCTCCTGACGGTTCAGCACGAGAAAGTAGTGTCCGCCGTCCTTGAAATGCGCGACCATGTACACGTGGGTCAGTTCGCCGGGAGTGGCGCATGGCACATGGTGCAGCTCCTCGTTCAGACCATACGAGTATGAGAATTCGTCTCCCTGGTGTACGGCGCGGGCGCTGATGTCCACGAGCTGGCCGCTACGTCGCGCCAAGTCGATCATGCCACGGTAGCCCATGATGAACGTGGCTTCCATTCCGCCGGATTTCTTGTTGTAGAAGGGAAGCACGTAGGCTCGTCCCAATCCATCCACGTTGGACGGTTCCAATCCGAGCGCGCTGCAGGTCATGAAGCAGGAGAGCACGCTTTGCGGCGAGCATTCCGCGAGTTTCGGCGTCTTGTTGATAGCTGACACGCACATCTGGTAGAGGCGGTCGGGGCTGATGTTGTTGCCGACCACGCTGGCGATGCGCGGCCAGCTTTTCCGCATCAGCATCTGGAGGTTCTTCTTCGGCGTCATCTCGACCATCTGCCGGCCCTGCGCCTGCTGTGCGATTGCTCCCATGATTATTGCTCCTTTTCTTCGGTTTCTTCGGTGGCTTTGAAAGTGAATTTGCGGTATGTGGTGGCTTTGACGGTGTATTCCTTGCGGGTCGTCGGCTTGTAGGTGGCTTGTAGGTTGCCGCAGCGCACGCCCGTATGCGAGCCGATGCGCAGGATGATCTGCTCCTGCAATTCCTTCTGAGTGGCCTTCAGGTCATTGAGCATTCCGGTGGCGCTCTCGTATCTTGCGAGCAGGTCGTAGAGGTCATCGTCGGCGCTTTCGTCCACGATGTCCGGCGTGGGTTCCGGGAACGCCTTCTGCACGTCGCCGCCGGTCAACTGCGGTGGCGTGCCGGTGGTGACGAAACGCCAGAAGTCGTCTGCGGCCTTGTCGATCGCAGCCATATCCTCCACGTCGGCCCGGAAAGGTATCTCCACCGGCTCGTCGTCTCCGATTGCGACGTAGACGTAGCCCCACGTCCATCCAGTGACGAGCGCATAGAACTCGACTTGAGCGAGATAGTATGGCGGGATTCGGAGGTTGCCGTCCTCGTCATGCCAGTCCCCCGCTCGACGGCTGCTCGCCGTTTTGATTTCGAGGATTCCAAAATCGCCGTTCTCTTTCTGCAGGATGCCGTCAAGGGAAGCCCTCAGATAGGGCTTTTCGCGGCTGATGAATTGCTTGTCGGTACCGTCAGTGACCAGCATTTCCGGATGATTCGAGCGGAAACGCTTCCTGAGCTCGTTTTCCAGGGCATTGCCTTTGACGATTGCCCACTTGTCGGAGATGTCCTCAGGTTCCACACGTCCGGTCTTCTCAAGCCACAGCTCATACGGTGTCTTGAAGGAATTCAGGCCGAGGATCGTGCTCATGTCGGAACCGCCCACGCCGGCCTTCCTGCTTTTCAGCCACGCGAGATGCCGTTCCGTCTTCTTGCACTGCCGGAACCGTTCCAACGTGTAGCGTTCCGTGTCCTTGAGTGGGATACGCTTCATTTCAGGCTCCCTGCTGATTGCTTGGCTTGTTTATGTCTGCTTTGATGATGTCGGCGTCGAAATAATTGACCAGCAGATTGGCGATATCCAACGCGGACGTCCTGAGCTTGATGGTTTCCGCCAGGGACTCTGGCTTGATGGTGAAAACGCCACTCTCGCTATTGAACTTGAGTCTCACTTCGCCACGTCCTTCGAGTAGTTGGCTTTCAAGTCCATGAGTTCGCCGTTGAGGAGTTTCGTGGCGAATCCGTAGACGACTTTGTCGTTGGTCTGGAACGCGGTTTTCTGCAGAGCGCTGATGGCGTCGTAGATGTAGACCAGCGCGTCCGTGATGGCGGCGCGTGTATGCTCGCGCTCTTTTTCCGGTGCCATCTCCGCAGTGGGGAGTTTCGCTGTGATGATGTCGGCTGCCGTGATTTTCGATGTGGTGGTGGTCATGGTTTCTTTCTTCTTTCCGGTTGTGGTTGTTTTCCGTGTTGTCTTGCGTGGTGAACGCTTGTCGTAGGCCGGCAATAGTCCTTCCTTGCGGAGTTGGCCGAGAATGTTGCCGACCGTTTTCTGGCTCATGCCGAGCGCTTCGGCGGTTTCCTTGCCGTCGAACGGTTGGCCTTGGTCGATGCGTTTCCTGCAGTGCGCAAGGATGAGGTCGCGTTTCGACGGTTTCTCCGGTAGGCCCTGCGTGAGGAGTCCGGCCTTGCGCAACGCCCGCATTTCGTCGAGTTCGAGACCGGCTTCGCCCGATTCGTCGTAGATTTTTCTCAGTTCGGCGAGTTCCTCGAACGTGTATTCGTGTTTCAACGTGTTCCCTTTCTGAGTTTTTCGATGAGCGCGTGGTTTTTGCGGATGAAAGCGTCCACGTCGATTCCCTGCTGCGTGAGGGTCGGCTTGTTGTCACCGACGCGTGCTTTCCCGTCGCTTGTGACGTTCGGACTGCTTTTAACCCGTGAGCCGGGATGAGCATGCCGTTTTTTCATCTCGCCACCGTCCTTCGGTATTCGTGTGCCAAGGCCCACTGTTCCGCGATTTGACGCTGGTATCGGACTTTGCGCCTGTCCTGATGGCCTTCGGGCGGTTCCACGCCGATTTTCAAGTACGGCGGGCCCTTGCCGGTACTCCGCCAGTTGGCGATGGTTCGTGGACTCAAGCCGATCATGGCCGCGAACTCCTCCGGCCGAAGCAGGTCAGTCATTCGGCTTCTTCGGGCAGTAGCGGGCGATGAAATAGCGCTGTCCCTTGCCTGTGACCTTTGGTGTGCGGCTGATGGTCACGTGGCCGTCCGAATGCGTCACCGCCGTCTCCTTGATGCGGAACAGGCCGAGGTCCATCGCCTTCTGGGTCGGCACGTTGCGGTTCGAGCCGGACTTGCCGAAGAACCCATCATCGCGAAGAAGCTGAAAAAGCCGATTCTGGCCGATGTTCAGACCATTCTGGCGCAGCATCTTCGCCAATTCGCCTACCAGGCACGTGCCGTCGGACGCGGCCACCGCGTCGGCGAACAGGGCTTTCGGTTCGAGTTCAACGATGCGCGACTGCTGCTCGGCAATGCGACGCTTCTGCTCCTCCATGGTGCGTTGGCCGATCATCACGGCCTTCGCCAGGATGGTTATGTCGTCGTCGGTCTCGCTGGCTGGAATGTAGCCGCCGGTCCTGCGGATCTGCGGCAGCACCTCGTGAGTCACCCAACGTTTGAACTCGTGAGCCTCGGGCTTGCGGGAGCCGAGCACGAGCGCGTACAGGCCGGCTTCGTTGACGATGTTGGTCTCACCCTGACGCCCTAGATTGAACCTAGACCGTTCATCATCGTCAAGCCTTTTCAACGCATCGGATGGATTGCTGATTTCGAGGATGTCGCATACGTCCTTGGCGACGAACCAGGGCTCCCACGCCTCGTCGGTCAGGGTACGCAACGCAGCGTTATTGAAGTAGAACTGTTGGATTTCGTTGTTCATTCCGCGCCTCCGATGCGTGCTTTGAGGATGCGGTCCATGAACTCTTCCTCGTCGTGTTGCCTGGCTTCGTCCTTGTCGGCGGTTTCCAACCGTTCCGCGATGTCACGGAGGAGGTGCGCCTTGCCTGCGATCTTGCCGCCGACCTTGATGGCCATCATGGCGTTTTCGTCGATCGCATGATCGTCTCCGCCGAGGAGACTGGACGCATAGCCGATGATCGCGGCGTTCGCCGTCTGCAGGTCGCATGCGAGCCTGTCGAGCTTGGCCGCGACTTCCAAGCGGTAGGAGCTTCGGTCGATTTCATTGGTCATGGCTTTCCCTTTGCTTGTTGATGTTGTGTGCCCCGTCCTGACGAGTGGATGGGGCTGAGTGGCTGGCATCGGAGTCGAACCAGTGCCGTCCGTGGATTCCGAACGCCCCTTTGACTGTTGGAACGCGACCTGAACGCGTTCGCGGCCGGTGGCGTGGCCGACTGTGATTGAAGCAGTCAGGCATAGTAAGAAAGGACCCGCAGGCACCGGAGTGCCTGCCTATATTTAGAAAGGAGAAGAGGATTGGAATCCGTGGACGGGCGAACCGTCGCCCAGCCGAGTGCGCCGACAGTGTATGCGAAGCAAGATGTGGTCGGCGCGTGGATAATAATCGATATTCAGTTATGTGTCCCCGCCAGCCGACAATGGTGAACGTGGATGTCCGCGAAAACATCCCAATGGTTTGTTTTGTTGGACTGTCGGCTGGTGGGAAGTCTTTATTCGCGTGGGGCGAACCTCACGGTTAGCCATAGGCCGGTCAACAGGTAGACGACACTCACGAGGACGGTCGCGGTCTGCGAGTCCACTGTCCGCCAAGTGAACAGCAGGGTCACGCTGCTCACGAATCCGATGATGGCGAGCAGGGTCTTGATGCGGCGGAGCGTGTAGTTCGGCTTCCTGACTTCGTGGTTGCTGCCGTGGCTGGTCATTTGTCTGCCTCCATTCCCTTGAGGATTCGATTGCATTCGCGGCGGACGCGCTGCGCCTCGGTCTTGGTGAGGATGAAGCAGGTTGGGCCTGTCGATGTGCAGAAGACCATTCGCGCCATCGGCCTGCCATCCTGGGCGGTGAATGCCTGCATCTCGAATCCGCCGTCGTCCATCCAGCTCATCTTGTGTTTCCCACCTTGTCGTTGAGTTCGAGCAGGTCGAGTTGTTCACGGCATTTCGCTTCGATTTGCGTCCGCCTGGTCTCGTCAGTCTCCTCGCTGAGCTGGGTGAACAGGTCGCGCAGATTCTGGAGGATCTGATCTCGTCGTCCCAGGAATGTCATCTTGTTGCTCCGATCTTGTTGGAGAGGTTGTAGGCGATGTCTTCGATTTCAGCTGACGTGAAGTCCGCGAGGGTGATGTCTTGGATGCCGTCCACGAGGCTGGCGCTGCCGTCCTCATGGAGGCGAATGTAGAAGCCGCTTGATGCGAGCAGCAGGCATCCGGGTTCGTGGAGTGTCGGCGGTTTTGGCGGGTTGAGTAGTTGGCTGGTCATTTATGCGCTTCCTTGACGATCGTGTCGATGATGACGTCCACGAGGTCGGGCACGTCGATGTCCATCGGTCCGGTGATGTGGCCGAGGAATCGGCTCGCGTCGATTTCATCCCACTGTTCCGCGTATTGCGGGCGAATCATGTCGCCATGCTCGGCGAATTCGTCGAAGACGGCTTTCACGCAGGCTTTGCGCAGGTCTTTGTTGTAGGTCTTGCTGTCCATCGGATGCTCCTTTGGTGTGGATTTCAGGCTTTGAATTGTTTGATGCTGTCGATCGGCTGGATGAGGAGCATGACGAGGTTTTCTGGTTCCATGTCGAGCATGGATGCCGCTTTTTCGATTTCGTCCGTCGAGAGTGGCGTGTGGCCTTTGAGCCTGTTGTTTACGGCTCTGATTTCTAGGCCCCATGCTTTCGCTAGGTCTTTCGGTGTCTTGTCGTGTCTGGCGAGTTCCGCTTTGAGGTTTCTGGTGGCTGTTTCCGTCAGACCGGCCATTCATCCTCCTCGATTCCCTGCTTGGTGAGGCAGGCGCGCCAGTCGTGCCAGCCGGGGCCGCGCATGTGGCCGCATGGGTAGTGGTCGGGGGTCTTGGTCTTCTTTGTGCTCAACATCTCGGTTTTCCTTTCGACGGTTTTTACTCTACGCAAATTCGTAGTTTAAACCTATGAATTTGCATAGTTCTTTACAATTTGTACACAATGACTACGTAATTGGCTATAATGGAGGCATGGGTATGAGAGCAAACGAAGTGACCGCATTCGCAAAACAGGTCATGCGAGAATGCGTCAGACTTCAAAAAGCCAGCGGCATGACCGTCAAGGATTTCGCCAAGGCCTGCGGCTTTGGCGAGGACTACTGGTACAAACGCCAGAACTTCACGCGACCGCTCAACCTGAGCGATCTGGAACGCATCAGCGAAGTGACCGGCGTGCCCATCGGAGACATCGTGATGGATTCCAAACGTCACGCGATTGAGGAAGCGGAGGCGAAGGCGCGGTCTGGCGGTTATGGTCTTGCCGCCTATAACACCGCTGGCAAGCAGGAGGCCATTAATGGAGAGGCTGGGCCAGATTACGACGAGCCTGCCTGACCTGCCGATCGACCGGCGCATGACCTACGGGGCCATGCGACGCGCGATTGTCGGACTGCCCGTCACCGTGTCCAGCGCCATACTGCCGGACGGACTATGGGGCTGCTACGACAACGAGAATCATGTAATCCTCATAGACCGCAGGCTCACATATACGGCCAAACGCTGCACGTTGGTGCACGAGCTCTTGCATTGGCGGCACGGCGACACGTCATGTGGCCATGTGGCACAGAGTCGCGAGGAGCATAGGGCAAGACGCGAAACCGCCTTGACGCTGATAGACCCACTCCGCTACGGCATGCTCGAACAAATGTACGAGGGGAATTCGTGGAATATCGCCCAGGAACTGGAGGTGACCCAGCAGGTGCTCGGAGACTTCCGACTGGCAATGTCTGAGCGAGTCTGCATCATTTAAGCGATAGAACCAAGAAGAAGGGAGAATAACGATGGAATTTGAAGAGAGCCTTAATCAGGTTGCGGCAAAGGTACGCGGCCTAAAGGATGGAATCGAGACCGAAGAAGCTACAAAGAACGCTTTTATCATGCCGTTCATCGGCCAGGTACTCGGTTATGACGTATTCAATCCAACCGAAGTCGTGCCAGAATTCACCGCCGACGTTGGAGTCAAAAAAGGCGAAAAGGTCGATTACGCGCTCGTGCACGACGATCAAGTGCAGATTCTTATCGAATGCAAGAAGATCGGCGTACCGCTCAGCTTGGAGAACGCAAGCCAGCTGTACCGGTATTTCGCGGTGACGAACGCGCGCATCGGCGTTCTGACCAACGGCCAGGTATGGAATTTCTACATGGACATCGATGAACCGAACCGCATGGACTCGAAACCGTTCCTGGTGCTGGATCTATTGGATATCGACCCGACGATAATCCCGGCGTTGCAGAAGCTGACCAAGCCGGCGTTCGACCTTGATTCCATCGCCAGCAGTGCCGAAGAGCTCAAATACGTGGGTGCACTCAAGAGGGCCGTCGGCGACGAGTTCAAAGAGCCGTCGGACGAGTTCGTGAAGCTGCTCGCCTCGCACGTGTACGAAGGCGCGTTCTATGCGTCGGTCATGGAGAAGTTCAGGCCATTGGTGGCGAAGGCGCTGAAGCAGTATCTGTCAGATCAGGTCAACGATCGACTCAAGACGGCACTCGGCGCGGATGATATCAAGATCGACACAATCGAGCCAGACGCAAACGAGGAAACAAACGACGAAGACGAATCCAATGGCAACGACGACGATGGAATCGTCACCACCGAGGAGGAAATCGCCGGTTACCGAATCATCAAAGCCATCGCATGCAGCGATGTGGATCCGGAACGTGTAACGATGAGAGACGCAAAGGGATACTGCGCAGTATTCCTCGACGATAACAACCGCAAGCCAATTGTTCGTCTTTATTTCAACACTAAGCAGAAATATCTCGGTGTTTTCGACGAAAACAAGAACTGCGAGCGTATGCCTATCGATACGCTTAATGGTATCTATGCATACTCTGAGCAGATTCGCGAAGAGGTGCGCCGCCTTCTATAACAGCATCATTGAAAACAGTTCGAGTCCCGATGTGCAGCTCAATGAATGTCGGGACTCTGCCTTAAAAGCTGTGCGCATTGGTGACGTGCAGACTCGAATCATCGCATAGCGTCATCAATGCTCTTTACCCCACATTTGTGGGGCTTTTTTCATATGCGCTTATATTTAAGCCGGCTGGCCTGTAACGTGGGTAAGCGTTGATTTTCCGGCACATTCTCCTTATAAAAAGAATGTTAAAGCATGTATAGCTTATATATGTGCAATCACAATTGCACCAAGCGTCTCTACTTTCTCTTTTGCAATTTTACTCGCTGTGCAATTTGACTTTTACTCTTGGGTGCAATTATAATGCAGTCATAAACGAAAAAGCCCCGACGCTGACCAGAGCAAATCGGGGCGACGGAAAACCAGCTAGATTCTCCATGCACCATTCTAAGGCAAAGCATGGAGGGAAAGACATGGAAGACATGGGATACCAGAACACGCAAGCCCTTTACGACCTAAACCGCACCGGACGCCTCGCCAAGAAGCGCGGAGACAACCTGACCTGCTACACCACTGCGCAACTCGCAATCTCCTTCATGTGCTCCATGACCTACGACTGGGACCGCGAACGCAACCAGCCGCCCGAGAAGCTGCGCAAGGTCAACGCGCCATGCCGCTACTACACGCTCGGCTGGCGCGCCATCGCCGACGCATACGGCATGATTCTGCTCACGCCGGAGCAGTCCATGGGCGAGAATGCCGATAAGGAGATGAAGAAGCGCGAGAACACAGTCAAGACGAACATAAGCAACGCTTGGCTGTTCCTTCAGGAGCGTGGTGTGATCAAGAAGCTCGAACCTGCTTCGCTTGGTAAGAACGCGGGGTTCCTCCTCCTGCTTGGCGACGACGAGGAGAACCGGGCCGTGGAACGGTGGGCGCGCCAATGCCTCGGACTGCCAATGATCTGGTGAGCCGCGCCCATCCGTGCCCACATTTTGCCCACACTTTTCCGGTAATTGCAGTGAATTGCAGTGAATTGGAGTGAATTGCGAACCATGCGGGAACCGTTGGAAACACTGGGAAAACGGCGGAATAACAACGATATGGAAAACCGAGCGCAAAGGGTTCGAGTCCCT